CAGGCGCACGCGGTCATCTTACGCGGGCTCCCCCCGCTCGTGAGTCCAGAGGCCTGTCACCAGGCGCAACCAGCATTAGCCGCGGCGAGGGCCGCGGCGTGGGACGCGGCGTGGGCCGCGGCGGGGGACGCGGCGAGGGACGCGGCGTGGGCCGCGGCGGGGGACGCGGCGAGGGCCGCGGCGAGGGACGCGGCGTGGGCCGCGGCGGGGGACGCGGCGAGGGCCGCGGCGAGGGACGCGGCGAGGGACGCGGCGGGGACTGCGGCGGGGACTGCGGCGTGGGCCGCGGCGTGGGACGCGGCGGGGACTGCGGCGAGGGACGCGGCGTGGGACGCGGCGAGGGACGCGGCGGGGACTGCGGCGAGGGCCGCGGCGTGGGACGCGGCGGGGACTGCGGCGTGGGCCGCGGCGTGGGACGCGGCGAGGGACGCGGCGTGGGCCGCGTTGGCGCCGACTGTGACGACCCTGCAAGCGAGCGCGCTCGACCTGGTGCATCGCATGCTTGCGGACGGCCGATGAGCGGCCCCCGCGCGAGGTCGGCCGCCGTCGCGGCGGATCCGCCCGTGCGGCGTCGGCCCGTCGACCGGCAGAGCCGGTGTCTGATCTGCTGGCACCCGATTCGGGCGCGGTCGAGTGCGGCGGTGGCGGTGGCGCTCACGGATCACTGGCGGATCGTGCATCCGGAGGCGTGGACGGCGGCGGATCCGCACACGCTGGGGATCATCTGGGGGGCGTAGATGACTGGATTGATGCGGTATGACGCGGCAAAGACCTCAGTAGAGGACTGTAGGAACGTGTAGGGAATACAGGTAGAGGACTGTAGGAACGTGTAGGGAATCAGGTTCCCGGGTGCGGAACGCGACGGGCAGATGCCCCCACATCCCGCTTGCGTCAAGGTCTTGACACGGCTACACTGCGTCACATCCGTGACGCTGCCGGACCCTCGTTCCGTCACCGGCTCCCGCCGCCACCTCGCGCAGCTCCTGCGCGACGCCGCTCCCATCATCAACGCCCACGCTGACCAGATCGAGTGGCTCCGCTCCACCGTCCGGAACCTGGAACGCCGCCTCCAGCTCGTGGAAACGCAGCTCGAGCGGCTGATGCCGCCACCCGGGGAGGCGCACTAGCCGTGGCCACCTTCGACCTGCGCGACGAGGCGCCGCCGGCTCGCAGGGGCCGCGACGATGCCGACCTCCGCGACCGGCACCACGCCGCACTCCAAGCGTTCAAAGCCAGCGCCTCCTATTTCGAGAAACAACGCCGTCGCGAGGTCGAAGACCTGAAGTTCATGGACTTCGACGAGCAGTGGGATCCGACGGTCAAAGTCCAACGCGCGGGGAATCAGCCGGTCAGCGGGTTGCCGCCGACGCCGCCACGTCCGACCATCGTCGTGAATCAGATCCGCGGGCCGGTGCAGCAGGTGGCGAATACGCGGCGCGCGGCCCGGGTCGCGCTGGAGTTTGCGCCGAAAGGGGCGGGCAGCTCGGACGACGTCGCCGAAGTGTTCGAGGACATCGTCCGCGCATTGCAGCAGGAGAGCCGCGCGAGTGTCGCCCGGAATTGGGCGGCCGACCGGGCCGAGAAAGCGGGCATGGGCTGGTATCGGATCGACACCGAATACGCGCCGGAGGTGCCGACCGACCCGGCCGCGTGGAACGACCAGGACATCGTCTGGCGCCGGATCCTGAATCAGGCGAGTGTCTATCCGGATCCGTTCGCGCAGGAGCCGGACTTCTCCGATGGCCGGCGCTGGTTTGTCACGGAAGATTTGCCGTGGGACGTGTATCGGGAGCGGTATCCGGACTCCGACCTCGCGGGCTATGGGGACGCGGAGCTGACGGCGGTCGGCGACCCGCTCAAGCACTGGATCTTCACCAGTGCGGATGCGGATGGCCTCGCCACGCAGATCGTCCGGGTGGCCGAGTGCTGGGAAGTGCGGGAGACGACGCAGACCCTGGTCCGGCTCGCGGACGGGACGGCGAAGCCGGAAGACGAGCTCGCCGACACCGACGTCATCGCCGCCGGGGTGCTGGCGCGGAGCCGGACGAAGACCGTGCGCACCATCGACTGGTCGCTGCTGAACGGGGTCGAGTATCTCGAGTCGCCGCGGCCGTGGGACGGCGCGTACTGTCCGCTGATCCCGTGTGTCGGGGTGGAAACCAACGTGGACGGCGAACGGCGCTGGACCGGGATTGTGCGGCCGGCGCGCGATGCGCAGATGGCGTCGAACGTCCTGAAGTCCGCGCGGCTCGAGTCGATTGCGCTGGCGACCAAAGCGCCCTATCTCGGCTACATGGAGACGATCGAGCCCTTTTTAGAGTGGTGGAAGCAGAGCAGCGTCCGCAACTACTTCATCCTGCCGCTGAAAGCCGCCTACGACCGCGCCGGCAATCTCTTACCCTTCCCGAAACGGAACGTCGAAGAGCCGGCGATCCAGGCGATCACCATCGCGGCAGCCAGTGCGGACAACGACATCCACGTCACGACGGGCGTGCCGCCGGTCGCGCTCGGGCAGCTCGACCCCACCGACCGCAGCGGACTGGCGATTCAGAAGCTGCAGGGGCAGAGCGAAATCGGGGCGAGCGGGTATCTCGACAATCTGGTGTCGATCACGCTGGCCTACGAAGGCAAGGTGGTCCGCGACCTGATTCCGCGGATCTACGACCGGCCGGGCCGGATCGTGCCGGCGGTCGGGGTGGACGAGAAGCGCCGCTTGGTGATGCTGAACGTGCCGTTCGTGTATGGGCCGGATAATTTGCCGCATGCGCTGCCGGGGTGGGTGGAAGGGATGCCCGTGCCGAAGGCGATTCCCGGGCCACCGGGGCCTTCAGGCGCGTCGGGACCGATGGGGATGCCCCAGGGTGCCGGTCCCGGGCCGCTCGCGCCACAGGGGCTGCCAGGGCCGATGGGGGCTGGTCCTGCCGGGATGCCCGGACCTCCCGGGTCGATGGGACCGCCGCCCGGACCGCAACCCCCACCTGGACCGATGGGGCCGGCACCCGGGATGCCGGGACCGCCGCCGATAATGCTCCCGGTGTCGTATTACAACCTCACGAGCGGCGCGTATACGGTGGCGCCGACCGTCGGCAAGTCCTACGCGACCCGGCGCGACGAGGCCAGCGCGGCGATTGCGGCCGTGATGCAAGCCGTCCCGCCGGAGATGGCGATGGCGATTGCGCCTGCGTGGCTCGACGAGCAGGACTATCCCGGCGCGAAAAAGATTGCGGAGATTGCCAAGAACGCGCTCCCGCCGCCGATCCGGGCCGCCTACGATGACCAGGGCCAGGGTGGGCTGCCACCGCAGGCGCAGGCGCTCATTCAGCAGCTGCAGGCGCAGAACCAGCAACTGCAGCAGGTGATTCAGGGGAAGCAAGCCGAAGGGCAGATCACGCTGCAAAAGACGTCCATGCAGGAGCAAGCCGAGAGTCAGCGCGCCGCGCTCGACCGGCAGGAGCGGCTGACGGAAACCGAGCTGCGGGTCAGCGGGCAGGTGTCGATGGCGCAGGCGAAGGTCGATGCGGAGAACCTGCGCAGCTACGTCGATGCGCTCGAGACGCGGATCTCGAACGTCCTCGGGTTGCACATGCAGAAGCTGGATCAGATCCACGACCACGTGCAGAACGCCTTGCAGCAGGGACACGAGCGGAATCTGGCGATCGTACAGCATCAGCAGGCGCTGGAGCAGGCGAGCCAGGCCGCGCAGCTGCAGCCTGCGCAGACGCCGGATGCGGGTGGGCAGCCGCCGCAAGGGCCACCGATGGGGCCGGGACCGGGCGGGATGCCGCAGGTGGGGCCATGAGCCGCACGCGCGTCGTCGCGGTCTCCTGCCCGCGCTGCGGCTGGACGACCGCGCGCCGCCGCAGTGCGTCGTTCGGGCGGTGTCCGTGGTGTGCCCAGGGGTTGGTCGCGCGGGGATCGGGCGCCGTCGTTCCCGTGGACGCGCCGCATCCTCCGGCGGGGTTGCGGACGCACGATGCGCCGTGGCCGGAGCTGGTGGCGGCTGCGCTGGCCGCCGCGGAGGGGCACCGATGAGTGAACCGAGGCCGTTCGGAGGCGCACAAGCCACGCATGAATCATGGCTTCGTGAGAAAGTGGCGGACGGGTGGGTCTACGGCCCGACGAAAGATCCCGCGCGCAAACAGCATCCGTGCCTCGTGCCGTTTGCCGAGCTGCCACGGGAGCAGCAGGCGAAGGACTATCTGTTTCGCGCGGTGGTGCTGACTGGACAGGCGTTATGACCCGTCTCATCTGAGAAAGGCTGACGCATGCCCGCCAAATCGGTCGCCCAGCAGCGTCTCTTCCAAGCCGCGGAGCACGGAGCCGACTTCCCGATGGCGCAGAAGCTGCGCGCGTCGATGACCCATGACCAGCTGCACGACTTCGCCGCCGGCTCGGAAGCCGGGAAGCCGCTGCACGTCCGGAAGACCCCGTCGGTGACGCGGACGGCCAGTACTGGCACGCCGCTCGGGCCGCACTTCGCGCAGCACGGCTTCATGCGCCGGCCCATGAAAGGGACATAAGCCATGGCGACTCAGAGCAATATCACCGAAGAACGGGCCGCGCGTCGCTTTCATCAGATGGCGGTGCTCGAGCGGCAACTGACGCTGAAATCGAACGAGATGGCCGCGACGCGTGCGCACTTGAAGGAACTGACGGAGGAACGCGACGGGTTGATCCAGCGGCTGCGGTCGGCCGCACGCAATGAAGGCGAATTACCGCTCTTTGATCTCGATGGTGACTGAGATGGCAAGACTGACTGCCGCACGACGCGCGTCCTTACCGACATCCGCCTACGGCGTGCCGTCGAAAGCGCCTGGGCCGGGTTCCTATCCGATGCCCGACCGAAAGCACGCCGCGGTGGCGAAAGCCTACGCGTCGCGCTTCGCGAGTCCGTCGGAGAAAAAAGCCATCGACGCGAAAGCGAACCGCATCCTGCACGCCGGGAGCGAGACGCATCGCGGCATCCCCGGCGGCCGTGAAAAACTCGGCTCGCACCACGCCGACCACGGCTTCATCCGGCACTCGAAGCAGGGGTACTGAGTGGGCACCAGCAGCGCGGCCCTGCCGACCGGCACCGAGCCCGTCGCGGCCGACGCCCCGGGCGACGACCTCTGGACGTCGGATACCGACCGCGGGATCTCGGCGTCGGACGCCGTCCCTGGGGACGAGCCGCCGGCCGCGCCGCGTGCCGCGCCCGCGCGGGCCGCGACCCCGGCGCCAGCCGCCGAGACCCCAGCCGACACCGCGCCGGACCGGAACGAGGCCGGCCAGTTCACCAAGCGGGGCAAGGCCCGGGACAATCCCTATGCGCGGATGACCCGCGCGACGCAGGCCGAAGCCGCCGCCAAGGAAGAGGCCCGGCAGGCGCGCGAAGACGCGCAGAAAGCCAAGGACGAGGCGGCACGCTGGCAGCGCGAACTGGAGACCGCGCGCCGTCCGGCCCCCGTCGCCGCTGCACCGCCGCCGCCCGCGCCCGTGCCCCAGGGGCCGGCGCGGCCGACGTGGGCGCAGTTCGAGTCGCAAATCGGCGCGCGGTATGACAGCTGGGGTGCCGCGCAGGATGCCTATCAGGATGCGCGCGACGGGTGGAAAGACGCGCAGATCGCGCAGGCCCGCGCGGTCGAGGCCCATCAGACCCGCGTGCAGCGGTATCAGGCCTCGCTCGCGGAGGCCGAGAAGAAATATCCGGATGCGAAGACCGTCTTCAGCTACGATCACGGCTTCCGGGCGCCGCCCGCGTTGACGGAAGCCGTGCTCGACGCGGAGAACCCCGGAGACCTCGCGTACTACCTCGGGACGCACCCGGAGGAGTATCGCCAGTTGGCGCAGGATACCGTGAACACGCCTGCGTCTGCTGCCGTCTGGGTGCGCCGTCATCTGCTCGCGCAACTCGTGTCGTCGGCGGGTGCTGTCGGAGCACCTGGGTCAGCCTCGCCGGCCGTTCGTCCATCCGCCGCCAAACCCCCGATCACCCGGGTGGGGGGCACGGTGCAAGCGCAGCCGGCAGACCCCGACGACCTCGACTTCGGTCCGGACTACATGCGGATCGGCAACGAGCGCGAACGGGCGCGGAAGAAGGCCGGCCGATGGTGAACGGCGATGGCGAATGCGCTCATTACGCCGCTGTGGACCCTGAAACGGGTCGGGCGGCTCGCGATCAACAACCTCAAATTCGCGAATAACGTCGACCGCCAGTACGACGACGACTACGTGCAAGCCGGCGCGAAGGTCGGCGCCACGATCAATCTGCGCCTCCCGCAGCGGTTCCAAACCACCAAGGGGCAGGCGTTCCAGCAGCAGTCCATCACCGACGCGATCGTCCCCGTCACGCTGACGGACCAGGCCAACGTGGGCATCTCGTTCTCGTCCTTCTCGATGACGGTCGATGTGGACGACTACACGGAACGCTACATCGAACCGGCGGCCGTGCAGCTCGCGAACACGATGGACTTCGACGGGCTGTCGCGCATCTCGCAGCAGGTCTCGAACTCGGTCGGATCGCCGGGCACCGACCCGACGGCGAACACGACGTATCTCGCCGCGAATACGCTGCTCTCGAATTTCGCGGCCCCGCCGCGGCGGATGGTGATCACCAATCCGCAGATGCAGGCCGCGATCACCGCGACCAATTTCTCGCTGTTCAATCCGCAGACCACCATCAGCGATTCATTCGAGCGCGGCATTTACTCGACCAACACGCTCGGGTTCACCGAATGGTACTGGGACCAGAACGTTGCGCGGTTCACCAATGCGACCTACGGCGGCACGCCGCTCGTGAACGGCGCCACGCAGACCGGGTCGTCGCTCATCACGGACGGCTGGAGCTCGGGCGCGACGACCCTCGTCGCCGGCACGATCTTCACGCTCGGGGCGTCGGCGGTTGGCGGCACCTCCGGCGTCTACGCGGTGAATCCGCAGAACTATCAGTCCACCGGCGCGCTGCAGCAGTTCCGTGTCGTCAACACGGTGTCGGATACGACCGGCGCGATCACGATGACGATTGCGCCGCCGATCATCACCTCGGGCCAGTTGCAGACGGTGACGCAGTCACCCGTCGACAACGCCGTGATCACGGTGGTCGGCACGACCGGCATCAGCGCGGCGCGCGGACTGGCGTGGGTGAAGGAAGCCGTCGTGATGGTGATGGCCGATCTCATCATGCCTGAAGGCGGCGCGATTGCGGAGCGCATCTCGAGCAAGCCGCTCGGGTTCGCGTTGCGGATGGCGAAGCAGTGGAATGGCCTGACCGACCAGAATCTGTGCCGCATCGATGCGGTGTATGGCTGGGCCGCGTACCGGCCCGAGTGGATTTGCCTCATTCAGGGAGCGTAGGAGCGACGCCATGAAGGACACCACGTCGACCGTGATGACGACCAAACTGCACGAGCACGGCCCAGACGCGCCGGCTGCGCACGCCGCCGACGCCCCCGGGGTCACGCCGTTCGCGACCACTACGCTGGCCGGCGCCAAGGCGCTGAGCGATACGTTCCTGTCGATTGCCACGACGACCGGCATGACGCGCGGGATGATGTTCCAGATCGACAACGAGTACTTCCTGGCGTCGAGTGACGCGGTGGGGACGCAGGTGCCGGTGCTCTGCGGCCAGCGCGGGTCGGCGCAGGTCGCGCACAGTGCGGGGGCGACGGTGACGTGGGGGACGCCCAGTTCGTTCCCCAACGTGTCACTGACGACCTACACCGCCGGCGTCTCGCTCGCGTAAGGCGGCACGCATGGCCGGCATTCAGACGCGTGTGTCCGACGGACGCGGCGGCTACGACGAGTTGACCCATCACGATGCGCGCTACTGGGAAGGCCCGTACGCGCATCAGGACTACCCGAAGGCGCTCTACCGGCAGGTCGAGCCAGGCCGCACGGACGCCACGGAAGTGAAGACCGCCGAGGCCCACGCGCAGCTGGGGCCGGGGTGGTACGAATCACCCGTGGATGCGGCAGCGGCGTTCGACCGGCAGGAGGCGGAGTACGCGCGCCTCGCGGCCGAGCGCCAGTTCCGCGACCAGCGGCTCAGTGTCCGCGCGCAGGAGGAAGCCCTCGCGCGCGACCGGGCCACGGACCTCGTCCTGCCGGACCTCGGCGCGGCACCGACGAAGAAGCGGTCGCATCAAAAACAAACGCCGGTCGAACGCCCCTAGATGGCGACCTCCGTGGCGGCCCTGGACCTCATCACCCGCGCGTTGCTCACGCTCAACGTGATCGCGCCGGGTGAGACGCCGGATGCCGCGTCGACGAAACTCGTCTTCGACACGCTGACCGAGCTCGTCGACCAGTGGACCCTGCAGGCGCTGACCGTCACGCTGGTGACGCGCACGGTCTACGCCCTGACGGCGGGGAAGGGCGGTCCGGGGAATCCCTATACGATTGGGCCGGGTGGGGACTTTGATACGGCGACGCAGCCGCGGCCGGATGTGATTCAGCACGCGGCGCTGCTGCTGCAGCAAGTCCCGTATGTGGTGGAACTGCCGCTGGCCATCCTGACCGATGCGCAGTATGCCGCGCAGCCGATCAAGACCATCAGCAGTGCGTATCCCTCGACGCTCTACTATCAGCGCAGCGTGCCGCTCGGGCAGATGCAACTCTGGAATGTGCCGAACACGAGCAGTAATGCGCTGGTGCTGTATCTGCCGCTCTACACGACGACGTTTCCGGACTACACGACGCAGGTGGTGCTGCCGCCGGGGTATCTGACGGCGCTGCGGCTGTGTCTCGCCGATGCGTGTACGCAGTTTTTCAGCGTGCCGCCGGCGATTGCCCAGACGCTGCCGGCGCAGGCGTGGGACGCGCTGAACTGGGTGAAGACGGCGAATGCGAGCGCGATGATGGCGGATCTGGCGATCGATCCGGCGTTCACGCCGTCGCGGCACGGCACGTATGTCATTCAGACCGACGAGGGGGCGTAGATGGCGAGTGTGCTGACCGGCCCGTTCAATGTCGTCAAGCCGATCACGCCGAGCGACACGGTCAATCTCGTGATGCCGAGCATGCGCCTGCTGACCGATGCGCTGCTCGCAGGCGGGGCGGGCACGGTCGCGGCGGTCCTGCAGGACGGCAGCGTCGCGAACCTGACCGTCGTCGCCGGGCAGGTCGTGCCGATCGCGGCGGTCCGCATCAACGCGACCGGGACGGCGGCCACCCCGCTCTCCGCGTGCTGGCAGGTGTGACGCCGTGCCGCGCGTCTCGATCGAGGGGTTCGTCGGCCCCGCCAACGCGCAGCAGAGCCGCACCTTGGACGTCGAGCGGACCGACAACCTCTACATCGCGCCGGCCGCCCCCGGCGTCAGTCCGAAAGGGCCGGGCGCGCTCGCCTGCCGGCCCGCCATGGTGCCGTGGACCGTCTTCCCCGACAGTCCGATCCGCGGCTTGTTCGCGATGAACGGCCGGCTCTGGGCGGTCGGCGGCACCACCTACGCCGAGATCATGAGCGATGGCACCTTCGGCACCGGCCACCCCGTGGCGACGGACAATCGCCCGGTGTCGATCATCACGAACGGCACGTTCAAGAGTGGGGGCAAACAGAACCTGATCGTCTCGGCCAACAAAGGCTATGTGGACGCGCTCGATACCGACGCGTTCGTGCAGATCACCGATCCGAATTGGCCGACCATCGTGCATCAGGCCGAGTACATGGACGGCTACGGCCTGGTCGGCGTCGGCAATGCCTCGATCCGGTTTCAGTGGAGCAAGCTGTTCGACTTCACGAGCTGGCCGGCGCTCAATTTCGCCGAACGCTCGACCGCCATGGACAGCATCGGCGCGCTCATTCGGCTGCAGCGCACGCTGCTGGTCTTCGGGACCGACACGATGGAGCCGTGGTACGACGTCGGCCAGGGGAACACCGTGTTCGCCCCGACCGGGTCCGTGCTCGTCGAGCAGGGCATCAGCATGACCTTCACCATGTTGCGGGCCGACAACACGGTCTACTGGGTGGGGACCAATGCGGACGGGCACCGGCTGGTGTATCGGCTCGACGGGATGACGCCGCGCCGCGTCTCCACCTTTGCCGTCGAACAGGCGCTGCAGCGGTGGGATGTGGTGCAGCAGTTCTACACCTACGCGATCGTGTTCCAGCTCGAGGGGCACTCTTACTACGCCCTCATCTGTCCGACCGACACGGACGGCTCGTTCGTCTACGACATTACGCTCGACCGCTGGTATCAGTGGGGGCACTGGGATCCGACCGCGGGGATCTTTCGGCCGTGGCGGGCGATGGGGCATGCGATCGCGTTCGAACGGTGTCTGGTGGGCGACTACAAAAGCGGGACCATCTTCGAGCTCCGCACGGACACCTACGCCGATACGCTGCCGGGGGGAGTCTAACCCATGGCGGGGATCCAGGCCTGCGTGGGCACCTTCACCCTCCCCCTGGGGCCGACGACCGGCCCGCAGACGGTGACGGGGATTGCCGATGTGACGGGGACCCCCTTCACGCCGAAAGCGATCATCATCTGGGGCACCTACAGCGGGCAGTACGCGCCCGGCGGGTCACAAGTGTGGGATAGCCTCGGCCTGGATGACGGCACGCAGCATTCAGGCCAGTGTCTGGTGAGTCAATACGAAGTCGGCACGCCGTGGCGCGGCACGGTGCAGAGTACGGCCTACTCGATTCTGACGTGTCAATCGATCTTCTCGGCCGCGGCGCGCACCGAAGGCTATATCAGCGCGTTTGGGTCGGGGTCGTTTACCTACACGCTCGACCTGAATGAGGACGGGACGGAGACCTTCGGCTTTCTCGCGCTCGGTGGGGATGCGCTCCTGGTGACGTCGCTGATCTTCGGGAGCGGGATCGCGGGCACGGCCGTCGCGGGCGAGACCTACACGGTCACGGGCGTCGGGTTTCCGCCGACCGGCGGGATCTTCCTGAACAACGTGCCGGCGAATGGCGCCTACAACGGCGGCAACAACTCGTTGAGTCTCGGGTTCTGCGACAGTGCGTGCACGCAGTACAGCCAGTGCGCGAGTACGCAGGACGATACCGCGCCGGTCAATGCCGTGCGGCATCTCCACAGCGGCGTCATCGTGAGCGACAACGACGCCATCGGGGCCGGCCAGCAGCAGGACAGCTGTACGCTCACCGGCTGGACGAGCGACGGGTTCACGGCGACGTGTCTGAACGGCCTGCGGCCGAAAGCGGCCGCGCTCCTCATCGGTGGCGTCACGACCCTGGTCGGCACCTTCGCCGAACCGGCGACCAACGGGAGCCAGACGGTGCCGATCGCGGGGATGGTGCCGGCCGCGGTCCTGCTGATGAGTGTCGGCGCCACCGCGGCCGCGGGCAGCCCGGAGACGACGAGTGAATCCTGGGCGGTGGGCGCCTATGACGGGATCCACGCGTGGGCCTACTGGCACGGCTTGCTGCAGGGCGGGACGAGCACCACGAACGGGGGCGCGGTCTGGGGGGCCGCGAACGTCCTCCAGTTCGCGCAGAACAATGGGCCGGATTCGACGACCGTGACGAAGCAGGGCACGCTGACCGGCACGGCCTTGACCAACGGCGCGTTCGCCGGGACCTGGAGTCAGACAGACGGGACCGCTCGCAGTGTGGCCTACTTCGCCTTTGGGCTCCCGGCCACCCCGCCGCCGCCGCCGACCACGGTCGCGATTCGCCGCCGCCGGATCGTGCCGCTGCCCTTCGCGCAGCACCAGCAGCTCTTCCTCGGCCGGCTCGAACTCCTCATGCAGCTGGGCATGGGGACCACGACGAGCGTCGACCCGCAGGTCCTGGTCCGGCTCTCGAAAGACGGGGGTTTCACGTGGAACGCTGAGCGGAGCCTGCGCGTCGGCAAGATGGGGGAGTACCTGCGGCGCTGTTATAGCGTCAATTTCGGCCAGGGCCGACAGTGGGTGCTGGAGGTGTCGATGACCGACCCGGTGGCGAGCTACTGGCTGGACGCGTTCGTGGCCGTCGTGCAGGGGACGTCGTAGTGGCGATCAGCTTCCCGACCACTGGCGACAGCCTGATCCGGACGAGCGGGCTGCTGCAGCCGACGACGGACTTCACGGTCGCGCTGTGGGGCCAGTTTGGCACCCTGAATACCGCCTCGCAGCAGATCCTGGTCGTGTATGGGCCGCCGGCCGCCGGGCCGACGAACTACTGGGAGCTCGGGAGCGAACCCTTCACCGACCAGACGCAGCTGCAGGCCGCGGCTGCGACGGCGCAGCGGATGGGGGGGCCGACCCTGCCGGTGCTGACGTGGGCCCATCTGGCGGCCACCTACAGCCACACGACGCATGTCTGGACGTTCCTCGTGAACGGCGCGGCCCTCGGCACCTTCACGAACGACCTGAGCGCGGTGACGTTCACCGATGCCCGGGTCGCGAACAACGGCGGCTACGGCGCGCAGCCGGGCGTCAGCGTGCAGTACTACCGCGAATGGCAGGCGGTCCTGACGCCCGCGGAGATCGCCGCCGAGATGAGCAGCGCGACCGTCGTGACGACGGCGAACCTCTGGACCGATACCCCGCTCAGCTCGGCGACGGACCTCGCGGACCTCAGCGGCCACGGGCACGACTGGACGGTGGTCGGGAGTCCGACCACGGTGCCGCCGCCGACGCTGACCGGCGGGTCGGCGGGGAAGTGGATTCCGCAACCTCATCCGATCAGTGACCCGACCACCGGCAACCGGGTGACGACGCCGTGGTATCTGTATTTCCAGCACCTGACCACGCAGGCGGCCGGGGCGGCGGTCGCGGGCTCGACGGTGAGCGGGATCCTGGTGACCGACCCGCTGACCTCGACGGGCGGGCCGACGCCGATCCTCGGCCTGTCGCCCTCGGGCGTGACGCCGGGCACCTACGGCGATAGTACGCACGTCGGGCAGTTCACGGTGGACACCACCGGCCGGCTGACCTTTGCGGGGAACGTGCTCATCACGGCCGGCGGGGGCGGGGCCGGCGGGTCGTGGGTGCCGCTCTCGCTCGGGGTCGAGCAGGACTACAGCGACTATCTGGTGGTCGATACGCCGCCGTGGCCGCCATCGCAGGTCTTCGTCAGTGACGGCGCGGGACAGACCATCTTCGTGGCCTTCGCATGAGTGACCAGACGCTCAACCGGTACCTGGCGAGCGGGCCGACCTCGGCGCGGACGGCGTTTGTGCCCAATCCGGGGACGCCCGCGTCGGGTCCGTCGCCGGGGTATACCTGGTTCGATACGACGCTCAATCAGCTCTTCGCCTGGTCGGGGTCGGCGTGGGTGAGTACCGCCGGCAGCGGCGGGATCACGCAACTGACCGGCGATGTGACGGCCGGACCGGGGTCCGGCTCCCAAGCCGCGACGCTGGCCGCAAGCGGCGTGACGGCCGGCACCTACGGGGACGGGACGCATATCCCGGTGGTCACCGTCGATGCGACGGGACGGGCGACGGCCCTCTCGACGGTCGCGACGGCGGCGGCCGGGATCACGCAACTGACCGGCGACGGCACGGCGGGCCCTGGGAGCGGATCGCAGGCGCTGACGCTCGCGGCCTCCGGGGTCAGTGCGGCGACCTATGGCGATGCCACGCATGTCCCCCAGATCGCGGTCGACGGCAAGGGCCGCGTCACGGCCGCGGCGAACGTGGCGATCAGCGGGGGCGGCGGCGGCGGTGGCGGGCTGGTCCTGCTTGAGGAGCACACGGCCGCCTCCTCGGCCTCCTTGGCTTTTACGACGCGCAACGTGACGGGACAGAGCGGTCATACGTTCCAGAGCGATTACGATGTGTATCAGATCGAGATCGTCAATATTGCCTTATCCACCGACCTCGCTCAGTTACAGTGTCAGGTTTCATCAGATGGGGGCTCGACATGGGTAGCGAGCGGGAACTACTACTCCGCATTCGGAGGCGTCACGAATGGCGGGGCTACGTTCGTCTCGGCCCTGGGCAACCCTGCGAGCGCATGGATTTTGATGGGAGATTTGGCGAATAACTGGACTGTGAATGGGTCATTACATCTCTACACCCCACTCTCGACAACGACCTACAAACAGATGACTGGGAATCTCATCTACGCCGATCATGTGAACATGTATGCCGGGAACAACCTGTCTGCGCTGACCATCTCCGGCACCGGCTATAACGCCGTACAGTTCGCAGCCAGCACCGGCAACATCGCCAGCGGCACGGTGCGCTGTTACGGACTGGCGAAATGACCGAGTGGCCGTCGCGGACGGCTCGGGCGTGACGCGCGACGGGCTAGCATGAGACTCGATGAAGTCCTCCTCGCGCCCGCGCCGCTGGCGCAACGCCCGCCGGCCAGTCGTGTGCCGCCCGGGACCGAGTTCTGCGCCACCGACTCGACGCCGCCGAATCAGCTCTCTCGCAGCAACGGGACGAGCTGGGACCTGTATGCGCCGAGTGGCAGTGGCAGCGCGGTGGTGCCGCCCTATCCGAACGATGCGACGCAGTTCCTGAACGGCACGGGCGCGTTCTCCACGCCGCCTGATACCGGCATCACCCAGCTGACGGGCGACGCGACCGCCGGGCCGGGGAGTGGAGCACAACCGCTCACGCTGGCGGCCTCTGGGGTGACGGCCGGAAGCGCGGGGGACGCGACGCATGTGCCGGCCGTGACCGTGGACGCCAAAGGTCGCGTGACGGCGCTCTCGCCGGTCGCGATTACCGGCCTCGTGCCGACGCTCCCCGGCGTGGCGACCGAGTACCTGAATGGCACCGGGGCGTGGACGACCCCGCCCGACACGGGCATGACCCAACTCACGGGGGACGCGACCGCCGGTCCGGGCAGCGGGTCGCAGCCGCTGACCCTCGCGGCCTCGGGGGTCACCCCCGGGAGCTATGGCGACAGCGCGAACGTCCCGATCGTCGTCGTAGACGCCAAGGGGCGCGTCACGAGCCTGTCCACGGTTCCCGTGACCGCCGGGCAGTCCACGGTGTTGAACTACACGTTCTCCACGGGACTCACGCCGCCGCCGCCGACCGGGCGGCTCTTGCTCAATCAGGCGTATCCGTGGACCAATCCCGGCCACCTCTACGTCAGTGTCCAGACCCGCGACAACCTCGATGTCTACTGGACCTTGCTCCTCGCCCCGAGCGGGTCGCGGATCGTCATCCAGAACACGACCGACCACACGCAGTACGGCGAGTGGACGACGACGGCGGCCGGGGTCGATAACGGGACGTATGTCGATTTCGCGGTCACGACGGTGAGCACCGGTGGATCCGCGCTCAGCAACAACGAATCGGTGGTGTTGCGGCTCGGGTCCCCAGCGCAGGCGACCGGGAATGTCAGCGGGCCCGCGTCCTCGACCACAGGCGACCTCGCGAGCTATGCCGATGCCACGGGCAAAGTGCTCGCTGACAGCGGCGTCCCGGCAGCGCAGGTCGCGCGGACGGATCAGGCGACGACCTTCACGGCAGGGCTGGGGACGACCCCGTTGAACGCCTCGCAGCTCACCAGCGGCACGGTCCCGGCGGCGGCGCTCCCCTCGGACCTCGCCAAGACCGACGCCGCGAATGTCTTCACGGCGTTCCAAACCCTGTCGCTCACAAGTCCGTCACTGCTGCTGAAAGACACCAGCCAACCGGCTGACCAGAAAAACTTCTTCATCGAGAACGCGGCGGGTCAGCTCTACTTCATCGCGAACAACGATGCCGGGACCGCGAACAGCGGTGTCGTCAGCATCAGCCGCACGGGCGCGATTGATGCCCCCGGCGGCCTCAACGCCAGTCAGCTCACGACCGGCACGGTACCAGCAGCAGCATTGCCCGCAAATGTCGCCAAGACTGATGCGTCGAACTACTTCACCGCGAACCAAGTGCTTCAAGCGAGCAACCCGGTCTTCTATGTCGTGGACACGGCGCAAGCGGCTAACTCGAAGTGGTGGCGCAATTGGAGCAGTGCCGCACTGCTCCTGTTTGATGCGCTCAGTGATGACCTCGGTACGCTGTACGGGCGGGTAGCGTTCAGTCGAGGGGGAAATGTTGCGATCACGGGGTCGTTCACTGAGCACAGCCGCTCCGCACCACTCGGAGAATGGATCAGCGCCCCGCCCGCCAGCTACGCGACCGACATCGGCGGCCCGTGGACCGTCCCCGCCGCGAGCGTCCTCCAGTCTTATTATACCCTCATCGGCAAAACGATCATCTGGCACCTCGTCATCAGCGGGTCTACCCTCGGCGCGCCGTGTAATCAACTGCTGATTCAATTGCCAAGCGGGATCGGCCCGTTCTATGACATGTACGCCGTTCAAGCCCTACTGGCCTATTCTGCTGATGCCGGGGGCTTCGCCGTCTCTCACGCAGGAGCCTACAACGGGAACACCTACTACGTCGGGGTCGCGAAGTGCGCGGGTGGGCAGTGGGCCGCTGGCACGATTACCTTGTATATGTCCATCACCGGGAGGCTGGCATGAGCGTCGGCTATGTGACCACCAAGAGCGAGATCGACACGCGCGCGGGCGACATCGCGCGCCGCTTCCAGCAGACCTTCGGCGATGTCGCCACGCTCAAGTCCTTTCTCGACGAGACGCCCGACGCCGACCTCGTCGCCCTGGGCTACACGGCCCAGGAGGCGACCGTCCTCAAGTCGGCGTTTGCCGACCTCTGGACGCTGACCGGGATCTGGTCGGGGCAGAGTGCGCCCAGCGCGGCCTATGATTACCGGACGTTTGTCCGGCAGCTCTGGGGCGTCGGGAGTTTCTAGGAAAGGGCAGGACGATGCCGGCTGGAGGGGGACAGACCATCATTCAGGCGATGTACGCGGCGGGGGCCAACGCGAAGACCCCCGAGCAGCGACAGCTGTATCAGGACTGGAAAGACGCCGGACAACCGTCGAGTGCGACCGATCCGCACGTCGTCGCGATTGTGCGCGCCGGGATGCTGCCGGTGGACTACGGCAACACCACCTACAAGGGCTTGCTGTACATGGCGGCGATTGTGGGCGGCGGCTATACGCTGGCCATGCTGCCGGGGATGAGCGCCGCAGGCATGGATGTCGCGTCGCTCGGCACCACGGTGCCGGCGGGGACCGCGATTGCGCCGTCGGTGGATATCGGCGCGGGCGCGCTGGGAGGGGGGGCGACGACGGCCGGGGCTGGGGGCACGCTGGCGAGTCTGGGGGGCGAGGCCCCCTCGGCGAGCGTGACGACGCCGACGCTGGCGAGTGTGAGCGATCCGCTGGCGACGGCGCCGGCCGATATCGGCGCGGGGGCCACGGTCCCGGCCACGTCCGAGGTTGGTGGGGCTGCGGCGGCGGACGCGGGCACGCCGGGTTACGTCGGTTCCTCCATCGCCGACACGAGCGCCGCGGCCGATCCGGTGGCGAGCCTGACCTCGCCGGCTGGCGCGAATGTCCCGACCGGATCGCTGGCGACCTCGCCGGCCTGGACGGGCACCTCGGCGCCTGCGACCGCCGTCGCCGGGACCTCTGGATCCGGGTTCGCGCAGAGTCTGACCTCGCCGACCGTCCTCGGGGGACTGCTGAGCGGCGGCCTCGGCCTGCTCGGCTCCTATCTCCAGTCGAGCGCCGCCGGGACCGCCTCGGCCGACCAACTCAAAGCCGCCGAAGACGCGCTGGCCGTCCAGACGCAGATGTACAACACGAACACGGCCCTCAACGTCGCGCAGGCCAACCAGAAATCGCAGGCCTATAACACGACGCAGGCCAATCTCGGGCCGTATCGCGCGGCCGGCGCGAGTGCGCTCTCCATGCTGGGGGCCGGTCTCGGGATTCCCGGCTATGCCCAGGGGAACCAGACCGTCGTGAACGCGCCGCCGGCCGTGGTCCCCGTCGCGCCGCTGACAGCCCCTGCGCCGATTGCGATCCCGGGCACGACCCCGACGACCGTCGGCACGGCGGTGCCACGGGATCCGGCGCGGCAACCGGCGACGACCACGACCGCGACGAGCGTGGGTCCGGCCCAGGTCGGGGAGCAGCGGCTGATCAATGGGCAACTCGCGCAATGGGACGGGCAGGGGTGGCTGGCGATAGGCAGCTCCGTGGCCTAAGGAGACCGCATGGCGAATTATCTCTCCACCGATCCGAACGCCGGCCGGCCGCAGAACTGGGTGTCGGGGCAGCCCGACAGTGTGACGCCGGGCAGTCAGCCCTCCGGCAGTGGGACGCAGTACCGCTACGTGCCGGGGACGCGGACCACCGGAGGCTATTTGGAACCGGTGACGTCCCAGACGTCCACGCCCACCACGACGGACCCGCAGCAGGTCCGCGTGCCCTATGACCCGCGGAATCCGAGTGGGGGTCCGACGACGTGGCAGGGTGGCCCGCCTGGCGTCGATGGCGCGCCTCAGTACCCGCCGGGGACGGGACCGGGGATGTACACCATCGGCGGTCAGATCTACAACGCGGACGGCACGCCGTACACCGGGACTCAGACCTCGACTCCCGGCGGCACGAGCACGGGGAGCACGACCTACACGGGGTCGCCGACCGACATCAGCGGTTGGCTCGCGTGGATGGCGCAGCAGCCGGGTCATGATCCGATCCTCGATACCCCGGGCGGCATCCAGTACTACACGCAGGCCATCCAGAACTCGGGTGGCCTCAGCGCGAGCAATCTGGACTACTGGAAGAACAAAGCGACCCTCGCGCAGTATGGCGGGCTGGTGGGGGCCGGCGGCGGTGGGGGGGGTGGCTACGGGGCCGGCGGGTTCCTCTGGAGTCACCAGCCGTCGCTGCAGGATCTGCAGAACTCCCCGGGGTTTCAGTTTGCGCTGCAGAACGGCGCGAACATCTTGCAGGCCAGCGCCGCCGCGAAGGGTGATGTGCTGAGCGGCGGGGCGCTGAAGGACCTCAGCGACTACACGACCAACATGACTCTGAATCAACTGTACCTGCCCTCCTGGCAGCTGCAGAACCAATCCACGCAGAACAACGCGCAAAATCTCTACAATATGGGCGTCCTTGACTACAACGCGTCGAGCGTGGGCCCCTCGTCACCGGTCTAAGGAGGCCTTCATCATGGACTGGGGCGGCGGCACGGGGCAGGGGATCGCGACGACGATCGCGGATCTGGGACGCATTCGCGCGGACCAGGCGCTCGCGCAAGGCCGAATCTGGGGCAACACGCTCGCGAATTTGGGCCAGACGATTGGGACCACGATCGCGCAGGCGCCGCAGCGGGCGGCGCTCGAGCAGGAGCGGCAGGCGCGCGCGCTGGAGCTCCAGTCGGTCGCGCAGGACAACGCGCTGAAGGTGCAAACCGCGCAGCGGCTGGACGCGGGCCGGCAGCAGCTTGCCGGGTTGCTCAAGCAGTACACCGATCCCACGACGGGTGAGGTGAACGACAGCGCCGTGGCCGGCCAGCTCACGGATCCGGATATCCAGGCCGGGTATCTCAAAAACATCCAGACGCGGCAGACGATTCGGGAGACGGCGCAGAAAGCCTCCGACCTGGCCGACGCGGCCCAGGCCAAGAACTTCGACACCATTGCCACGATCCTGCACAGCTCGCCCGATGCGGCGAGCGCGCAAGCGGCCCTGCAGGACGTGGTGCAGGCGAATCCGAAGAATCCGATCCTGCGACAGATGGTGACTGAACTGACGCCGAACCTGCAGTTGTGGGGGGACGACTACGCGAGGCATGCGCAGTCGCTCTGGAACGTGAGTCCGTCGGGACGCGCGGCCGCGGCCGAAGCCGAAAAGGCGCGAGCCGCGGCGCAAGAGAAAGGCTACGAGATTCCGCCAGGCGGCGCCGTGTCGCTGCCGGGGGCGACGCCCGGCGCGCCGCGCACCACGATCACCGGGCCGCCGGAGCGGCAGACCCAGCCGACCGAGTATACGTCCTTTCAACGCGCGTGGGCCAAGACGGCAGCAGGCACCGACAAGACCTGGGAGGACCTGACGCCGCAGCAACAGCTCGCGGGCATCGAGAAATTTAAGACCTACAGTACGGATGCGACGGCGACGGCGGCTGCGAATCGGCAGGCGGCTACGATTCAAGCGCAGATCGACCAGCAGGCGCGGAGTCAGGCATTCACAGAGGCGCAGGCCGGTCGAAACGAGTATCAGAACAAGGTGGCGCAGCCCTATCAGACGGCGGTCACGTCAGCCCAAGAACTGCGGGACTTCGTCGCCGCCGCGAAAGCGGGAAACAAGGAAGCCGCGAATCTGCAGAATCTGCAAGCGACGATGAGCACGATCCGCTCGAATGGACTGAATCGGATCAACACCACAGAACTCGGGGTGCCAGCGAGTGCGGGATCCCTCTGGGACCGTGTGGTCGGTCGGGTGGGCAGTCTGAAGAGTGGACAACCGGTGCCGGCCGATCTGCAGGAGGATTTGAACGGGCTCGCCGATTTGCTGGAGAAATCGGCCACCGTGAAATATCAGCGTGGCCGACAATCCGTGGTGGATACCTATCGAGGCGTAAGTCTCCCGGATGAAACGGTCACGGCGACCCCGCCATCTGGTGGAGCGAAGAAGCGGATTCGCTATGACATCAACGGAAACCCGGTGCCGTGATGGCGACTGACGAATCAGACGGCGAGGTGGTGATTGTCGATCCGGCGGGCACCGAACATGTGTTCCCGGCCGGTTTCGATCCGCAGCGCGCGGCGGCGATTGTGCGGCGGCAGACGGGCACAACCGCAGCATCGGTGCCGTCAGCGCAGACGTGGGCCGATCGCCTTGGCCTGAACACGCCGACGCCGCCCGGCACGCCTGTCCATGCTGGCCTGAAAGGCGCCGCGGCGGGCGCGATCGACCTGGCGCAGGGGGTGACGGGCGCACTGGCGCGCACCCTCTACGCAGGGGAAGATGCCAAAGATGCGATGAATCGACAGCTCGGCATCCAGGCTGCCGCGCCCAATCCGCAGCAACGCGAGGCGCTGACGCAGATTCCGACGACGTTCTCAGGACAAATCGGGCGCGGCCTCGAAACCGGCGTGGAACTCTACGCGGCCGGTAAGACCCCGGTGACGGAGGCAGTCGAGGCGATTCCGAGCACGGCCCGCGCCGCGCGCAATTTTCAGACGGTGATGGCGGCCGCGAAGGATGTGCCCGTCGATCTGGGTGGCCCGGGCGGTGTCGGCGACGTGGCGCTTCGGATCAAGGATCTGGCGGATCGCGGCGGCGTGTTGCCGAAAGGCGTGAACGATTTGCTGAAGTACGCGACCGACCCGAGCAAGCCGCCCATGACGTACGAGGTGGCGCGAGATTTTGCCAGCAACATCAGCCGCTTGTCCCGCGATGAACTCGGCAAGCTGACGCCGGTCATGCAGCGCGAAGTCGCGAATTTGCGCGTCGTCTTGAACAAAGCCGTGGGCCAGACGGCCAGTCTGGCGGGCAAAGGGCAGGAGTACGCGGCGGCGATGAACGAGTATGCGCGAGCGATGCGGGCGCGACAGTTCATCGAGACCGGGTTGCGGCGGTACGGCATTCCGCTCACGGCTGGCGCCGGAGGCATGTGGATCCTGAACAAGGCGCTCCACGGCGCCGCCGGGTTATTCGGAGAATGAGTCGCCGCCCATGCGTCGATACAGCCACGCCATCACGCACGCCGGCCCGCCAACGCCGAGCAGGATGCCGAGAAAGCCCAACGCATCGGTGCAGGCGACCGCGAAGCCCAGCCAGAGAATGCCAAACACGAGTGAGAGCGGACTCATCATTTCCGCAAGCCTACCACAGCCATGGCTCACCTGTACGCGCCGTCGGCCGGAATCCGTGCCACGACAGGCCGTTCTGACGAGGGAGGCGTAGCGCGATGGCCGCGACCACGTTGTTCTCCGGCCCGTTCATCCACATCGCCAGTGCGACCGGCACTCCGGTCGCCGGCGCCCAAATCACCACCTTTGTCGCCGGGACGACGACCGTGCAGCCCGTGTATCACGACGCGGCGCTGAGTGTGGCGTGGACCCAGCCGCTCGTCACCAACGCGGCTGGGAACACGACCGACCCGGTGTATGTCTCGCCGACCCCGGCGCTGAAGATTGTGGTCGTGGATGCGCTGGGCGTGGCGGTGCCGGGGTACCCGATGGATTCCTGGAGTCCGGCCGCGGTGGCCTCGTGAGCGGGCCGCTCCCGTTCGCGGTGGGCCTGCAGGCCGGCTTCGGCGCCTCGATGGCCGCCGATGTGCCCGCGATCGCGTCCTACGGCTTCACCGTCGTGCGGCAGGACCTCTACGCCGTCGACCACGCCGCCGTCCCCGCGCTCGTCGCCGAATGTGTCGGGATGTCGGTGCGGCCGCTCTTCCTGGTCGGCGGCGGGTCCATCGCGCGGCCCGACGGCTCGGGACGGCTCGAGCCGTCCGAGCTCGCCGCGATGACGACGACGGTTGTGCAGGCGGCCGACGAGGCGGGTCTCGAGCGATACGCGCTCGAGATCGGCAATGAACCCGACATCGCGCATCCCGACTACGCCGAGCAGCCGACGGAGTTTGCCGGCGCCGTCGCTCTCTGCACGCAGGCCGCGCGCGACCTGGGATTCGCCGGGCCGGTCATCAGCGGCGGGATCAGCAATCTGAATCGCCGCGGGTTGCGCTACCTGACGCGGATGATGGCGGCCGACGTCCTGCCGCCGGATGTGACGATTGGCTTTCACCGCTATCCGGAGAGCGGTCGCGGGCCGCTGGCGCCGCACCAAGGGTTCCGTTCCCGTGAGGATGAATGGGAGACCCTGCAGCGCATCGTCGCGGGCCGGCCGGTGACGTGTACCGAGTTCGGCTATCACACGGCCGACGTGCTCGACGATCAGGGCGTCGCGCAGGCGACGCTCTGGGACCTGCACTTCTACGAGGAGCGGGGCGTGCCGCTCGCCGTGGTCTATCAACTGAACGACGGCCCGGGCACCAGTTGGATGGACCGCTACGGGATGCGGCGCACGGATGGCAGTTGGAAACCGGTGGCCGAGGCGATTCGCGACACCTACGGCGTCCTCATCCCTGAGCCGCCGCCGCCGCCGGAAAGGATGGGATCTATGTATGCGTTGACCCGCGACCCCATTGCGGAACCGACCGTGCTGCTCGGCTCGGTCTTCACGGCGTTCGTGGACCTCGGGAATGGTCTCGTCGCGCTGCAGCGCGCCGACGGGTCCTTCGTCAGCCAGGTGCCGAATGCCTATGGCCTGTTCGAAACGCGTCCCGCGGCGGGGCCGTATGAGACCTTCGGTGGCGGCCCGGGCCTCGGGATCAAAACCTCGTGGACCCGGCCGCACGAAGTGCCGCCGGACCAGATCTTCAGCTACTTCTGCGTGCAGCTCCCGAACGTGTAGGCCATGCGGGTCACCTTGTGTCAGCCGCCGCCATCGACGGGTCGCGTCGTGCCGCCGATTCCCCGCCCCCCGCTGCCGCCGTGGCCGCCGGGAGACTACCGCACCGTCCTGCCGTGGGACCCGCCGCACACGCGCGATTTCCTGCGCGGGGATTCGTGGGGGGTGACGCTGTCCGGCGCGCCGTGGGTGCCCGGTGCGAGTGCCGAGCAGCCCGAGCGCATCCTGAGCTGGTTTGTCGACCGCTATCCGGCCGACTGGCAGCACCGCTATCTGACGACCTATGCGGGCTACGGGTACACGCACCTGAAGCTCTCGTATGCGGACTCGACGGCCCCGCCGGTGGCCCCGCCAGGCGGCCCACCCGGCGCGGGACGGACGCCGGCGCAGTTTGTCGAGACCTGTCGGCTGGTGCAGTCCTACGGGCTGTATGTCCACGTCATGCTCGGCAGCAAGGTGTATCAGCCGCACGACCAGACGCCGGACGCCTATGTGGGGTGGGCGCATCCCATCATGGCCGAACTGATGGCGCAGAACTGCGTGGACGAGTTCTGCCCCGGCTGGGAATGGGACCTCTGGAACGTCCCGGGTGACACGACGATCGACATTTTCAAGCGCCTCGGCGCCTTCGCGCATGCCGGCGGACGCTCCTGCTGGATGCACTTCTCGCCACACGTGACGAGCTGGTTCGCGGACGGCGACCCGCGCGGCCGGTTCGGGTTCTACGCGGACATCGGCAGAGATATCGACGGCTTGAACTATCAAGCGGATTCGAGTTGGGACTGCGCGATGTTGCAGGCGCGCATCGTCGATACGCTGTGGCAGTTCGGGACCGAAGGCAACCGGCATAAATTCCGGCTGGACGAGGACGTGGCGATCCTGATGTTCAGTCAGGACCATCCGAACGAGGACGATGCGAACCTGCGGGGGTATGTGGCGTGCTGCACGATCGATGATGTGCGGCACACCGACGCCAAGGTCTGGGGGTTCGGCAATGGGGGGCGCCGGCCGGACGGGTCACGGATCTGACCGGGTCGGGAGACCTGCACCAAAGGGCCGGTGTCGAACATCTCAGGAAATCCGGGTGTAACGAAGGTTTCACATGCGGCTGAGTCGTCGGCCCGTGGCAGGCGTGATACACACGACACTCCGGAGGCTGCGGCCCACGCCGACGCCGCTGGTGGCGCGGGTCTGCGGTATGCGCGCATACGTCGACGACAATCGCTGCGCCGGGCGCGGCGAGCGGCCCCGGTGATCTGCTATGCGGTTTTTGCACTTGACACGGCGTGCGGCGTGCCCGCCGACGTGGTCGTCCCCACCGGGGGTCGCGTCTGGGAGGTGCTGATGCCATCATCGCGTCGTGTTTCGTCTGCGGCCGAGCAGCCCATCCTCGGTCGTGCGCGCTCGACGGAGGTGCGGACCGATGTGCGGGACCTGGTCCGCGTCTTCACGCGGCTGCCGTCGGCGCAGCGCCAGGATGTGATCGCCCTCACCCGCGCGCTCGCCGCGCGGGTTTTCGGATCGGCGGAAGGGCCAGCCCCTCCAGCACGCGCAGGACGGTCTCCCTCTCGTACGGAGGAAGCGCCCGAAACCGATCAATAACCTGCGCCTCGACCGGGTCCGCCGGGGCATCGAGCAGCGCGCAGAGGGAATGGCCGAAGGCTTCCGCGATGCCGCGTAACGACTCGAGATCGGCATTCAAGCCGCCACTCAAGTAGCGCGACATCCAGGCTTGTGTCTTCTCGATGCGATCGGCGAGCTGGGTTTGCGTCGTGCCGGTCGCGCGCAGCCACAACTTGATGCGCGTACGCGCAACCTCGTCGGGTGAGAGACGGGGCGCAGGCGACGCGGGCATGACGGGGTCCGAGGCCAGTATGGGGTCCATCGTCGGGGTCGGCTCAAGAATATACCAATTCGGAAAGGTGCTTGACAACGACTCGCGGAAAGCGCATATTCGCTTTCGATTATGCCTACCGTGTCCCGCCCGCGCGTCTCGTTTCCCGACCTCGCGACGTTCATTGCGAAGACGGGCATCACGCAGATGGAGATCGCCGCGGCCGTCGGGGTCTCGCAGGGGGCGCTGTCGCGCTATGTGAGCGGCGCCCAGGTCCCGCGGCCGACCATTGCGGCGCGGATCGCCAAGTTCGCCAACGTGCCCTTGGACTCGTTTGTCCGCACGCGGCTGAAGCGCAATGCCTGACGGGGGGATCTGATGCCTGACGAACGACACTATAGCCCGCAGGAGATTGCGCAACGCTGGCACGTCAGTCCGCAGTGGGTGCGCCGTCGCTTCGCGCACGAACGCGGCGTGGTACGCCTCGGCTACAACTGGCGGATCAGCGAGTCGGCCCTGCAGCGGGTGTATCAGCAGTCGATGGTGCGGCCGGAGCCGGTGCGGCTCCCCAAGACGCGCGCACGGCGGCTTCCAGACGGCTCTGTCGCGCTCGTACCCAGGGCAGATAGTGTCGCTCGGTGATCTTGGTCGAGGAATGGCCCAACAGGATACTCACGTCCGTCAGGTCCACGCCGGCCAGCAGGCACTCGACGGCGAACGTGTCGCGGAAGCGATGGGCGTGGCCGCCCTCGATGCCGGCCGTCGCAAAGACCTCGCGCAGCGCCCACTGCCAATAGGCGGTGGCGCACTCCAGCCGCGCGACGCCGGTCCAGAAGGGATAGGCGCCCCGTCGGGGGACGGCCGCCCACGCCGCGAGCGCGTCGGCCGGGATCGGGACGACGACCGGCGTGCCGGTCTTCTGCGTGTAGAGAAAGACGGTGCCATCGGGCCGCACGCGGGGCCAGGTCAGGCGGACGACGTCGCTGATGCGCAGGCCGGTCCAGCGCAGCAGCAGGACGAAGGCCCGGATGTGCTGCAAATACGCCTGGCGCGGATGGGCCGCGGCATAGCGGTCGCAGGCGGTCAGAATGGCGGTCATCTCGGCCGGCGTAAAGGGCAGGGTCGGGTTCACCAGCCGTTTGATGGCGCGCAAGCCGGCGGCGGGATTCTGGTCGATCCACTGTCGGGCCATGCACCATTTGAAGAACGAGACGTAGAACTGCTGCCAGACGGTGCGCGTGAGCGGGGCGAGCGTGGTCCACGTCGTGCGGAACTGCGTGAGACGCTCGAGCGTCACGTCGGCGACGGTGACATACCCCTCGCGGTCGGCCCAGGCCTGCAGGGCGCGCAGGCGCATGGCGTAACTGAGGCGGGTACTCGCGGCGAGCGCGCGGGCCTCGGCGTCGTGCTGGAAGGCAGCCATCGCCTCGGTCAGGGGCTTGGCGGTGGTCTGGAGCTGGCCGACGCGGCCGGACTTCGTCCACTGGCCGATCAGGGTGGTGGCGGCATCCCAGTCGGTTTGATCCAGCGACAAGCGGATCGAGGACTTGTTGAGGGTGCCTTTGACGTAGATGGGGCAGCTGCAGCGGCGATAGGTCTGCGCGCGATGCGGGCAGCTGGTGCGGTGACGGCGATAGAGGTGCAAGGCCATAGCGGCCTCAGACGATACCACGAACGGTCCAGAACTGGCACACGATCTGGGGGCTGCGACCGTAAGTCATTGATTCTACGGGGCCGAAAAATTTCTCTTGCAGTTGGCGGTGAACTCGAAGTAGACTCGTGCTTGTTAAAACATTCAGCAATTTGGCCTGCTGGCGCGGTCCAAAACGTCTGAAGTTACTAGGGGAACGGTCCAAATATGGCTCAGCAGATGGCGTCCGGTGTCCCGCTCTCGACTGACACCCAGCTGACGGCGCTCCACGCGGAGAACGCGCAGCTGCGCGCGAGCCTGCGGGCGGTGCGGGACGCGTTAGCGGAACTGCAAGCGGCGTGGCGGGAACGGGCGGCGCTGACGGACGAGGCCGTCGCGCATGACCGCCTGACGTATGCCCAGGACACGCACGACCAGAGATGGCTCGCTGGGGACCAGCCAGCGAGCCGACGGTGACACCCCAGATTCGAGGAGCGAATCCGATGATGAACCCGACTGCGACAGTAGCACAGACCACGGAACGAGACAGACGCGCAGACTGGCGGACAGAGCGGCTGTCTGCCTACGCGTATTTCCACGGGTATGTCGTCAAGACGCTGCAGCTGATGGCGTCCGGCGACTACACCGCGGAGAGGACGCTGCAGAAGCTGCAGGCGGCTGTCCGGGACCTCGACGCGACGCTGGCGGTGACGCGATGAGCGGCTCAGCCTGTTCCTCGGCCTGCGGGTGGTGCGGCGGCTGTACGGCTGCGTGGGAACGCGACGCCACGGCGACGGTCTCCTGTGTGATCTGCGATCGCCACATGGTCGTGGAGGCCGACGAGCGGCCCCCGTATCGCTGCGACGCGTGCGCAGCACGGCCGGACCTGTTCTCTGAAGGGGACGTGGTCGTCGTGCTGCAGGCGGCGCGGCTGCCGCGGGAAGTGGCGCTCGGCACGGGCCGGATTGCGCGCGTGACGACCGACGCGCAGGGCACTCGGGTGTATTGGATCACGGGGTTTCCCGTCGCGCGGCCGGCGCACGTGCTCCGGCGGGGAGCGGTCGCATGAAGGCGCGCAAGCACTGGATCCCGCCCGTCACGCGCACGGACCGGCAGGGGCGCCAGGAGGCGGTCTGCGGGGCCATGGTGAGTGCCGCGTATCAGGCGCGGCTCGATGAGGATGTGGCGTGCTGGGGCTGTCAACTCTGGCTCGAGCAGGTGGCACGGCCGGCGGCGATGATGACGACGACAGAGGCAGGCCGCGTGGCGAGTCCTGCAGAGGAGCGATGAAATGATCACGATTATTCGTGGGACCGACGCGATTGACGTGGCCCACCCGGTGTTTTTGATGTTCGGCCAACCTGGCATCGGCAAGAGCACGCTCGGCTACTCGATGCGCGACGTGCTGACGCTGGACTTCGATCTCGGCGCCCACCGGGCGGCCAACCGGCGCGACACGGTGCAGGTCGCCACGTGGGAGGTCGTCGCGGCCCTGCTGACAGACCCGACGATCCTTGAGCCCTATGCGGCGCTGTGCGTGGACACGGTGGGGCGGTGTCTCGACCTGATGACGATCGACATTATCGAGACGAGTCCGAAACTGGCGCGCGACGGCACCCTGACGCAACAGGGCTGGGGTCAGCTCAAGACGCGCTTCCGGACGTTCGTCTCGCAGATCCGCGCGCTGAACAAGGACCTGCTGCTCCTGGCGCATGACAAGGAAGACAAGGACGGCGAGCTGCGGATCGTGCGGCCCGACATCACAGGGGGCAGCTACGGCGAAGTGCTGAAGAATGCGGATTTCGTCGGCTACCTCTCGATGATCGGGAAACACCGGGTCCTCGAGTTCTCCCCGACCGACCGCTGGGTGGGCAAGAACCCGGCGGGGTGGCGGCCGCTGACGGTGCCGCCCGTCGAGCAGGCGACCGACTTCATGGCCGATCTGTACGCCCGGGGCCGCGAGGCGCTTGGCACGATCTCCGAGCGCGCGGGTCGGCTGACGGCCCAGGTCGACACCTGGCGGCAGACCTTCGCAGGGATGGACACGGCGGCGGCGCTCAATGCGCAGATGCCGCTGGTCAAAGCGATCACGGTGCCGAGTGTCCAGGCGCAGGCGGCGAAGTTGCTGATGGACCGCGGGGAGACGCTCGGGTTGGCGTTCGACAAGAAGGCCAAACGGTTCCTCGAGCCGATGCCAGCGGCGGTGTAGCCATGATCCGACTCAGTACGACAACGCTGGAGTCCTATCGGCTCTGGCGGGATCAGGACTGGATGCCGGAGGCCGAGCTCCTCGCGACGTTTCGCGGGGAGTTCGTCCCGACGCCGGCGGTGCTGGCGGGGCAGGCGTTTGGTGCCGCGCTCGAGCGGCCGGACCGCTACCGCGTGCCAGGTGGCTACCGGATTCCCACCCGGGACCGCGCGCAGGTCTACACGATCGACGAGGCCGTCTTCGCGCCGGCGCTCGCGCTGATGGATCACACGCACGGCGTCTTCGAAGTGAAAGCGGAGAAGACCTACGGTGACGCGCGGGTGGTGGGGGTGGCCGATCAGCTGGTGGGCGACCACCTGATCGAGCACAAGACGACCAGCGCGTTCGACGCCGACAAGTACCTGGAGTCGTCGCAGTGGCGCTTCTACGCGGATCTCTTCGACGTGTCGACGGTGACCTATCACGTCTTCGTGCTCAATGACCACGGCAACGGCGTGCTCGAGATTCGCAGCATCGAGACGCTCTCGCTGTATCCGTACCCGGCGCTGCACGACGACTGTGCGGCGCTGGTGCGGGACTGTCAGGCGTATGTGCGGCTGCGAGGACTTGAGGCGCTGTTGCGTCGACGGCAGCAGCAAGCGGAGGCGGCGTAAATGGCGATTCCGGTCTTTCACGCGACGGTCACCGAGGCGGGTCGGGTGGTGCTCGCGGCGAGCGAAGCGCGCATCCGCCACAACTACCTGACGCGGCTCGCGGGGAAGGCCATCGACGTGACGATCCGGGAGCATCACGACCGGCGCACGCTCGACCAGAACGCGTGGTGGTGGGGCGTGGCGCTGCCGGTCATCGCGGCGGCCCTCGGGTATGACCGGCATGAGCACGACCGGTTGCACTACGCGCTGGTGGATCTGTGTTTCGGCACGACGTTCGATCCGCGGATCGGCCGTGAGGTGTCGAACGCGCGGAGCTCGCAGCTCACGACGGCGCAATTTTCGGCGTTGATGGACTGGGTGGTGCGGTGGGCCGCGACGGAGCAGGGGATCACGGTGCCGCGGCCGGGAGACGGCGTAGCGGCCTGAAAGGACAACGATGCCACGACAACATAGGACACATACGCATCCCTGCCAGGACTGCGGGCGGTCGATGCCGTGCGACGGGACGCTCACGCACAACCCTGACGGGTGGCCGGAGGCGGTCTGCGATCTGTTCCACCGGGAGTGGGGCATCAATCCGGACTTCGTGTGCGAGGCGTGTCACGAGGCGCGGGTGGCGCAGGCCGAGGTGGATCGGCGCGAGTCGGTGGGATGACGCGGTTGGAGGCGTTACGGGCGCTGCTGGCGTATGACCAGATGGGGCCGTGGTGGGCACGGTGGTGGCAGCGACTGTGGAGGTGGCGGACGGTGTAGCACGGGAGGGCGCGGGCATGTGGGCACGGCTTGATGAGGAACTGCTCGACCATCCGAAGTTGTTTGCCGCGGGCGATGTGATCGGGCGGAATGGGCCGGCCTTGGCGCTCGCGCTGTACTCGATCGGCCTGCTGTGGGCGAATAAACATTTGAGCGATGGGCATCTGCCACACGCGGTCGTGCGGTCGTTTCGCCATGTCACGGATCCGATCGCGATCGCGCAGGCGCTGGTGCAGGCGGGACTCTGGGAACCGCGTGAGACGGGGTTTGTCATCCATGACTACGCGGACTATGGGAATCCGAATGCCGCGACGGTCAAGGCGTATCGCGCGCGTGAACGCGAGCGGAAACAACGCGGGCGGGCCCGGCGGAAGGCGCATCAAGCGGCGCAACAGGTCCGCGCGATGTCCCAGGCGGACGCGCCGCGGACACGTCGCGGCGTCAGCGCGGACGCGCTGCGCGCGGATCGCGCCAGGAATGTTGAGAGTTAATGAGTACAGAGTACAGAGAGATCTTCAGAGATCGGAAGATCTCTTCTCAGGCGTCCGGTACTGAATATTTGAAAGATTAGAGCAGGCGCGGACGCGCCAATTTTCATTTTCACGAACAAAAACCCGACGAAGAACGCACATGCCATCCACCGCGCTGCGTTATCACCCGATTCTCACCGCTGTCGTGCACGACGTGCTCGCGAGGGGAGAGACGTTCGACACGCTGGCGGATCTGTGTGAAGCGGTGAAGTGTCGAGCGGCGCAGCTTCGGCTCCCGTATGACGGGGACCGAATCACGGAGGCGATCGCGGTGATCGAGCGCACACGTCCATTGCGTGTGTGCATACGCCAGGTGGCCCGTCGTCGCGAGATCGTTGAGTCTGACGAGATCAGACCTGCCGGAGACGACCACTGGGCGGCGGAGACCGCCGTGGAAGACCTCCAGACACGGTCGCTCGCCGACCACGTCGAGGCGGGGCGACAGCGGGCCGCCCAGTGGCGGCGCGAGTGGCGCCTGCGTCGTGGGGCACTCGTGGAGGAGGATCACCGCGACGGACTGCCAGCCCTGACCGGGCCTCGGCCGATGCCGGTCGCACGGTGGAGCGATCCGGAGCGTGAGGCCGCGCGTGAGGAGGCGGCGCGCGTGCGCGCACGTGAAATGGGGATCGACCTGTGACCCGGCGGCCGATCGTGTCCCGCGTGCCCGAGACAGCGGAGCAGGCGCACATCGTCCAGCTCACCCGCACCCTCGGCGGCACCGCCTACGTCCTCGGCACCACCCGTCGTCGCGGCGACTACGCGGGCACCATGCAAACCCCCGGGGTGCCCGACCTGCTCCTGTTCCTGCCGCGGCGCGATGGCGGCCGCGAGTTCGTCGCGTGGGAAGTCAAAGCGGCGGGGGGACGCCTGCGTCCCGACCAGGCCCGCTTCGCAGGCGAGTGTCAGGCCGCGGCGGTCGCGCATGGCGTCGGCGGCTTCGATGCCTTCATCGCGTTCCTGGTCGCGCGGGGCGTGGCGTCGTGGGGGTCGTTCGCGCACCAGCATCGGCCCGCGACGGTCCTGCCGGCGGAGGTCCGCTGATGCGAGCCCGGGTGGAGACCCGTCGCCTCCGCTGGGTGCTCAGCGCCGTGCCCTTTGCGCTCACCTTCGGCGTGTTCGCGCTCGCGGTGGCCGGGCTCTGGGTGGCCTACGTGATTGGGGATGCGGCCGGCGCCTGCTGTGACGGGCTCCGTGCCTGGGTGGAGACGCGCTGATGGCCGTCACGATCCGTGTGCGAGCGGGTGACCCTCTCCAGGCGGCGCTCGATCACGCGGCGAGACAGACGGGCAGTGTCGAGCTGCGGCTCGTGCCCGGCGCGACCTTTGTGGGTCCCTTCGTGATTCGGGCACGGCCCGATGTGGCGCTGACCATTCGCGCGGACGTGAACGACGGGAATTTCTCCACGTTGTCGCCGCCGTGGGTGACGCCCGAGTACGCCGCCGTGATGCCGAAACTGGCGCCAGCACCGGGCACCGTCGCCCCGGTGCTGACCTGCGAGGATGGGACGGCGCAGGTGCGGCTCTTCGGCCTCGAGGTGCTGCCCAATGTCGACTGGCCGGACCGCGACTTGATCGTCTTCGGCCAGGACGCCATGACGACCCTCGGGCAGGTGCCGCGCCACATCACACTCGAGGCGTGTTACGTGCATGGGCATCCGGAGACCGGCCAACATCGCGGGCTCTTGTTCAATGTGGCACACGGCGTCGTCTCGCGCTGCTATTTCAGTGACTTTCTGGAGATCGGGCGCGACAGTCAAGCGCTGGCGCTGTGGAACACCCCGGGTCCGATCCTCATCGAAGATTCCTACTTCGAAGCGACCGGGGAAAATATCCTCGTCGGCGGGGCCGACCCGAAAATGGCCGGCCTGATTCCCTCCGACCTCACGTTCCGCGGCTGCTACTGTTTCAAGCCGCTGCGCTGGATGCAAACGGCCCGCGGCTCAGTCAAAAACTTGTTTGAACTCAAATTAGGTCGGCGCGTCCTGGTCGAGCACTGCGTCTTCGAGCACAACTGGCCCGATGCACAAGACGGCCGCGGGATCGTGCTCACCGTCCGCAATCAGGACAGCGGCGCGCCGTGGTCAACCATTCAGGACGTCACGATTCGCTCGTGCCTCCTCACCGACATCGCCGGCGCGGCGGTGTCCATGCTCGGCCTCGAAGACCGCCCCGGGGTGGCGAGCGTCCAGGGCACCAACCTGCGGCTCGAGCAGCTCCTGATACGCTATTGCCGCAACGGCTTCCAGTTCAACAACCCGTTTCAGCCGACCGTCATTCGGCACTGCACGACCGACCGGACCGAGAACTGGTGTCAGCAATGGACGAATGCGCCGATGCCGCCGGGGTTGTTCACCTACCAGGACAACGTGACCCCCACCGGCCAGTACGGCATCGTCGGCGACGGCACCGGGATCGGCCTGCCGACGCTCGAGGCCCACGCGCCGCAGTGTGTCTTCGACCACAATGTCCTCGAGCAATCGAATGCGTATCGGATTCCCATGCCGGCCGGCAATGCGGAGCGCGCGGCGGGGTGGATTGCGGCGCATCTCGACGACGACGGGAATTACACCGGACCCGAGCGGTCGAGTACGGGCCTGCCGATGGGTGCGGACGGCACGGCCATCCGCGCGCGCATCCCGTGGTGGTAGGGGTGACGCTAGAGTAGCGTGAGAGAGCATGCCGTTTGCCCACGGGACGCCGAAACCGCTTCGATCCGGGCGTGTGAAAGGCACGCCGAACAAGGCGACGAAGTCTGCGCGCGAGGCGTTTCAGTTCGCCTTTGATCGCGCTGGCGGCGCAGCCGGCCTCGCGGAGTGGGCGCTGAAGCATCGGGACGAGTTCTATCGACTCTATGCGCGCTTGATTCCCATCGAGCACCAGGGCGAGGGGGGTGGCCCGATCGCCGTCACCATCGTTCATCGGCAACTCGAATGACTGTGCGTCACACCGTCACGATGCAGTGGCGCGGCAAACACTGGGACGCGCTCCACGCCGCGGCCCGCGAAGTCTGCGTCGAAGGTGCCGTCCGCGCCGGCAAAACCACCGTCTGTCTCTGGCGCGAGCTCAACGCCGTGCTCGACCATCCCGGCATCCATGTGCTCCTGGCGCGCTGGACGGATTCCGGGGTCTACGGCCTGGTCCTGCCGCTCTGGCGTGCGCTCTGCGAGCAGGCCGGCATTCGCCTGACGTGGCACAGCGACGAAGCGTACGACGGGCTCCCGAACGGCTCGCGCGTCTATGTGCGCGGGTTGAAGAGCCAGGACCAGACGTTGCGCTATAGTAAGCTGCGCGGCTATACCTTGGCGCGGGCCTATGTCGATCAAGCCGAAGAGATTCCGCACGATATCTATCTCGAGCTCGCCGGCCGGCTCTCGCAACCAGGCTATCCACACGCCATCACCATTAGTCCACAGTCGGTCGAAGAGGACCATTGGATTGCGAAAGAGTTTCCGGAAGACAACAGTAAGCCCGAGCGGTGGTATGTGGCGCTGAGTGTCTACGACAACGCGCACAACCTGAGTCCCGAAGTGGTGCCGGCGCTCGAGCGACTCTATCCGCCGGATCATCCGAAGCATCGCACGCTGCTGCTCGGTCGCCGCGGCATGAACGTGATTGGCGAGCCGGTCTACAAAGGGGCCTTCCGCCGCGAGTGGCACGAACAGCCGGTGACCTACGATCCGCGGCTGCCGCTCGAGATGGGCCTGGACTTCGGCAAACGGCACCCGTGCATGGTGTGGCGGCAGGTGTCGGCGCTCGGGCAGGTGCGGTATCTCGGCGGCATCCTCGGCCAGGATCTCTACCTCGATGACTTCCTCGCCATCGCGCTCCAGCATCAGGCGGATTGGTTTCCCAAGCCGGTGAGTCTGCGGCAGTGCTGCGATCCGGCGGGGGCGGCCGATACGTCGCATGGGACTGAAGGCGCGGTCAAAATCCTACGCGAGCGCGGCATCCAGGCGGAGTATGTGGCCGACAGTAACTCGCCGGCCGTGCGGCTCGCGTGTGTCGAGCGGATTGCGGCGCAGATGCGCAAGCGCGCAGCGGATGGCAGCGAAGGACTGGTCGTCAATCGCGACCCCGAGCGGTGGCGGCGCATCAGCGCGGAGGCGGATGTCAGCGACCGGTTTCTCGCGGCGGGGTTTGAAGCCGGGTATGTGTGGGATGTGCATCTGGTGAGCGTCGACAACAAGCCGGTGCGGAAGCCGAAAAAAGATGGGTGGTATGAGCACGGGATGAACTGTGCGGAATATCTGGAAGTCAACTTCGGGATGGCGTTCGAGCCGCCGCGCGAGCCGGTGCGGTGGGATGGGTTGCCGGCGGATTTGCACTGGAGTGCGCTGTGAGGCGCGAAGGAGGAGGGTCATGAAAGTGACGTTAGAGAGCACAGACAAGGTTGTGGAACTCAAAACAGCGACAGGCATCGTGCCGGCGCGGCTGTGGGAAGGCGAGACCGCTGGCGGGATTCGCTGTCATGCCTTCATCACGCGGATTGCGGTACACGACTCCCTGGCTGCCACGGAATTTGAGCAGGACTTGTCCGAGCAGCGGCCGGTCTCGAAAGAACTGGCGCAGCTGTATGACAGCCGGCTTGTGCTGTGAGGTGGGGACGTGAGATGAGCGTGCTTGATCTCGAGATGGTCACGTTGAAAGCAGGCCCTCACCAGGCGCGCTCCGCCGACGCGCTCTGTGTCATGGAAGCCGTGGCGTGGGTCGCCGGTGAGCGACACTCCGGTCAGCCGGCCTGCGCCTGTCCGGTGCTGTCCGCGTTGCTCCGGACCTGGAACGATAGTCTGCCCGATGATGACGTGCGGACGCGGCTGCTGAAACCGCTCGTGCCGCTGCTCGTCCACTCGAAAGCCACCCCTGCTGTCGAGCGGCGACGAGCCTATCTGGCGGTCGATTGGCTCGCACGCGTGCAGGCACCAGCCTGGCTCAGTCTCCACGAGGCGTTACAGGCGCACGCGGTCATCTTACGCGGGCTCCCCCCGCTCGTGAGTCCAGAGGCCTGTCACCAGGCGCAACCAGCATTAGCCGCGGCGAGGGCCGCGG